CCGAAGCGGATGTTAGCGACAAAGTTGTTCTTGAACGCAGCGTAGGAAGTCCGGTTCATCACGAACAGATCCGGCTCGTCATAGCCCCAGGTGACAGACTGGTAGGCGGGCTCGGCTATGGCCGAAGTCAGGGCAACGGAACCACCGGCCACCGCAGTCGCCGGCAGCCACCAGGCGTTCGCCGAGGAGGCGCGGCTGATCCCGGCGATGGTGTTGGTTGTCGACACCACCCATGAGTTCAAATCATCCACGTCCAGCGTAGTGTTCTGCGGTGAGGTGTGCCAGAGAGCGCGCGAGAGCTTCTGCAGAAAAGAACCAGAGGCCGTCTGGAACTTGGCGCGAATAATGTCGAGATTGTTCGAGCCGCCACGATTGAGGATAATGTCGGTGATGGGAATGACTACCGGCTGGCGGTAGGGCTTCCACTGCTGATTCGCTGGCTGCACCGAATCCACAACCGAAGTGTCAAGGAGCTGGTCACCGTAATAGGCGCCACCGGGAAGTTCTTCCTGATAGATTTCCGGGAAGATCAACTCGCCTGCTCCAAACCGCTTGCCCTCGCGTGTCAGCGCCCAGAATACCGGACTGGGCTTGAAAACGTTGTCGCCGAGGACAGGGACGATAAATTTCTGGGAAATCGCATTGACGGTGTTCGACAACTGTACCGGCGGCGATGCTAGTCCCAGTCCAACCACGCTCTGAGCCATTTCATCACTCCTGGTCGAGCGAAACGGGGGAGGTCCGCCGACGGGTTAGAGGTTAAAGTCAGGGGAGAGGGCTCAAAGCCGGCTCCCAATGAAACTCGCTACTGCACAGATCCCAAATTCGCTGTCCCGAGGGCGGACTTGAGCACGTCCTCGTCCGACATCGCTTCCGACATCGCTTCCTCGAACGTCTTGACCGCCTTGACCTTGTTTCCCTTGGCGTCAGTGCGCTCGTTGTAGGGATTGAATTCTCCGTCCGCAACCTTGGCCGATGGATGAAGCGGATTGCGCGACTGAGGCGGAGTCAGCGAAGCCAGTTTGTTCTTCTCTTCCAAATCCTTGGTGGTCTTCGCGATCAGATCGGCCTTGGCCGCATCCAATTCCGCCTTCTTGCGCGCATCCCAGGTCAGCCGATCCACGGCATCGGCGACTTGGAGGAAGCCATCCTTGTCCTTGAGCTGGTGGTCGGAGGCATATTTGTAAGCCGCCTCGTAGTCCACGGTCACACCCTTGGGCAGATCCTTGGTAGCCGCGGCGAACTGAGACTGATACTGGTCAGAGAGATAACGGCCAACCGAGGTATTCACGACGCCGGTCACTCTGCCGAGAGAGTCGGTCAGGGAGGTCTTGAGAGAATCGAACTGAGACGGCAGCGCATCGAGCTTGGTCTTCAATTCAGCGAGAGCGGTATCCCGCTGAGCCAATTGCGTTCTAAATTCCTTGACCACCGGCCCAAGAAGGGGATCGTTCTCGTCGAGATTGAACTCGGCAGCGGCAGCGGCGCGAATTTCAGCCGCGGTAGGCGCCGACTTGGGACTCACCGGATTCGGCACGACAGGAGGAACGATCTTCCCATCCTGCGCCATCCAGCCGGCCTGAACCGCCTGCTGAAATTTGGCCGCAAATGCGAGTTCTGCCTGGCCGAGAGTGTTCTGGCGCTGCTCGATCTGAGCAGTGAGGGCTTGGCGTTCGGCCACGGGAAGAGCGCGGATTTCACCGACATTGACCGTAGACCCGTCCGGCAGGTTCAGCACCATGTCGTCGGGATACTTGGCGTTCGAGAGAATGTCTTTAAGGGCCATGGGGGTAGGTCTCCTTCTTCCCGGCTATCCAGCCGGCTGTGATCCCATCCCACTCACCGGCGACGTTCCTTGCTGACCGGCCGGATTGGGGATGGCTGCATTGTTGGCGATCGGGGAGGCGGCGGCAGTGGTTGCCGCGGCCTTCTCCGCTTCCTGGATCGAGTTGTCGAGATACTTCACGACCTGAGCCAAGTTACGAGTGACCCCAGGCATGGTAAAAGCAGCTCGGGTGTAAAGCGATACAGCGACTGATTTGATGGAAGTTAGCGACTTAACCATCGCATCCGGGTCTGCACCCTGAAGTTCAGCCAATTGCTGCGAGAGCTGGAGACCGGCAGGAGTAGTCGGAGGAGAGTTGGGACCAGGAGGACCGCCGGGGCCGCCGGCGCCCGGTCCAGCCTGACCCATCATTCCTGGAGGTGGGGGCATCGGACCACCGGGACCGGCAGGAGGACCACCATTAGGTGCGCCGCCGGCCATTTTCCCGATCAGTTGCCGCGCCATCATCTGCGCCAAGGCTGGATGCCCTGCTGCCATGTTCGCTTACTTTCCGGACCAGTGGGGCTTGTCGCCGCCTTCGGGGATGAGTCCAAGAGGATCCTTGGGCATCGCAACCGGGCTGTTATTCACATCAGGGCCGGGCTCGTTGCCAGTCCTGCCTACAGTCAACGGGCTCTTGAGGATTTCCTCGTTGAAATTTGTACCAAAACCCTCTTTGATTTTAGCCATTTACGGCCTCCTTTGATGCTGAAATCGTTGTACTTAGTTGAGTGCTGACTGCCCGCTTACTTCCGCTTGCCACCCTTTACGCGCCGGTCCACCCTGTAGGTCATCCGGTCAATTTTGCTGCACATCTTCTTCATGATCGAATCTCCCTCAAATTAGACTGGGAGTCGGGCCAGGCTGGATTAACTCCGTTCTGGCCCACGCTCCTGTCTTGCGCATCGAACGCTTTCGGCGGGGAGGGGTGATGTCTAGTCCCCCACCAGTTACCACCCACCTGACCGCCGAACTACTTGCGAGCGGCGGTGCGCCGACGCCGGGTGGATCGTCTTCCTCCACGAGAAGCCATCTGCGTACCTCCTTCGCTTCCACAGCCAGAGCCGAGCCGGTGACGGCCTCAGCTTGACCAGTTAAGGAGACGGGCGCGAAGGCCAGCAGCATCGTCTCCGGGATGAGTCAGGATCGTTTGCCGCCGACCCGGTGTTTCGGGTTGCGGGCGATCCGGGCACGCATGTCGCGCAGGAACTTCCGGGGTTGGCCAAAGTCCTTGATGAGACGGGGTGAAGATTTCGAGGGAGTTCCGGCCATCGAGGGTGGCTCCTTTCGGGAGTTGAGAATGCGTAACTAGGACACAGAGGCAGCGCAGGAACTACTTGCGCTTGCCTTCTTTCTTTCCGTGACGCCGACGGGCCATGGTGTTTCTCCTTTTCACTTCCGGCAACCTGAGTTGAACGGATGCGATTAGGGAAAGGATAGAGCGGGAAAGGGGGTAAGAACAAGGCGTTGGAAATAACACTGGGTCCGGTGGGCTCGGATACGGTATGGAAAAGCACTCGGTTAGGCGTAAGGATTTCTTACGAAAATTCTGGCCGAGTGCTTCTTTCCCATCCTGAATTCGTAAGTAGATATTCCAAACTCGGGCAAAATGCCAGTTCTAATCCAGTTGTATCCGGTTCGCGGCGCGCGTCCCATCAGCCTTGAAAATTCTGAAATAGTCAACCAGTGACCGACCCACTGATGCGGAGGCACAGAAGATGGCCTTCCCGCCATCACGTTTTTACTTATATCGCTGGCCAATTCATTCGCAGATTTCTTCACTTTCACCGTCATTTCCTTCCACTCCGAACTTTAGCCAGTGCGGCCAACGCCTGTGAAGTCTGCTGCTCCTGTGCGATTCCTTCGGGATCAGGATAGCCAAGAGTCCTCAGCCCGCGCTCCGGCCCGACCACGCCGGATTTCATGAGATCAGGAGTGATCTTTCTGACAACAGCCTCGCTGAGCGGCCGCACACTGGCCTCGTCGAGCGCAACATCAAACGTGCTTGGGTCAACCTGGCCATTCCACGCGGCAAGAGTGATTCCTTCCGGCCCACGATAAGGAAGAGTGGTTTTAGCCTGATATTTGCACATCGTGTCAAACATAAACGAACCGATCATCTCTGCCGTCTCGCTCAAAAATCTTCCAGCCAGTTGCAGCAGCCCCGAAGACTGCAGAACGGCCGAGTCAAACAGGTCGGTCGAGATATTGCCGGCGCCGGGCTCACCTTGCCTCGATGCTGAAAATCCAAGCACGTCGTTCTGAAGGGAGAGAAGTTTTTCAGGAGCAGAGAGAACAGCGGCGGAGGAAGCGTTGGGAGTCACAACAGTGGGGATGCGCGACCCCGGCTTGATTATGCAAACTTCACCTGGCAACCCACCGAATCCGTCAATATCGATCCCCGTATTCTCATCAATGAACCAAACCCCATTGTTCAACCGAAGACCATTCTCAAATATCTGCGTGTAAAATCGCTGGGCAAGGCGCTGGATATTTTCAGTCATCCTGGTGACGGGAATTCCCCACGGGCCAAACAGAGGAGGCAGGACGTAGTTGGGGAACAACGGGAACCGGGGAGCGGTAATATCGCGCCGAGCCGGATATGGATTATCGCCATCCTGAAGAATCACCCCTTCACATTCGACCAACCAACGGCCTTGAGGATATTTCAAACGAACTTCCGGGTCGATCAGAGATGTCGTGGGCACATCTGGCTTTTCAACAGTTTCGCGGGTGTAATCTCGGCAAAAGCAGTGGCTCACTAATAGTGTTGAATCAGAAGATTGTGTCTTCGCATTCTGCCCAGGGGACGAAGGCATCGAAGACATAGGCCCCGGAGGCTGCGAGATCCCATACCCGGAATCACCGGAGAACGGCTGAAAACCTCCGCTGGTATGACGCGGTTGAATCGCACGCGAGGTTTCTGGCCATTTGAGCCGGATATCCTCCAAATTCATCCCCATAGACCAGCCCGCGTAAGAAGGATTCCAAGTGTAGTCAGTGTTAGGATCAAAAAAGACCAGCCGAGGATCGATCGAACGGGCCCACATGCCTCCGCGGGCGCGGCTCAAATCCGGGTCAAAGCCGGCGACAATCCACCCAGCTCCGCAGTAGCGAGCGGTCAACCCCGCCATTAACAAATGCAGATTCATCTTGCTGATCTGCCATTGAGCTTGAAGGACGACCTCTCTCGCTAGATCACGAGCGGAAGTAGACGGAAGTGAAGAGTCGGCTTGCTGCGCTGAGGAATATGATGGGTCGGAAGCGCCGGCGGACGGGAAAACGTACATCCGGGGAGAGAGATTAGAGACCTGATTTGCTTCCTCCAGCATAATCCGCTGGAGCATTGGAATCGACAGTGACGGCCGGTAAACCGGACCCGGCACCATCGCGTCTTGCAGATTGTACAAATCCTCCGCTGCCTTAGCGAAGTTTTCACCGAGGGACTTGTTGCGAGCACTATCTGAAGCCTCCCGCCATTCACGGATGTGCCTCGCTCTTGGATCAACATGTTCTTGCTTAGCTGATTTTCTTGCTGTCCCGATGAAAGTTATGTTTGCCATTTAAGCCACACTCCATGCTACACTTGTGCCAGGGGATGTGGCATGTTGGATGACGGGCTTTGTAAATGCGGCTGTGGCCAAAAAACAACAATTTCTCAGCAAAAAGAAAAGAGATTTGGCTACGAAAAAGGCCAACCTAAAAAATACATCAGCGGGCATAACCAGAAACTTCCTTACGCCTTTGTGCTGGAAGATCGAGGCTACAGTTCGCCATGCTGGATTTGGATTCGAGGTCTTAGTCGAGTAGGTGGATACGGACTTTGGGGAAACGCCACCAAAAAAGTTATCGGTAGAAGCAGATACGCCCATCGATACTTCTACGATTTGATTTTTGGCCCTGTCCAAAAAGGACTGCAACTCCACCACCGCTGCCGCGTAACCTACTGCGTCAACCCCAACCACTTGGAGCCACTCACCCCGGCCCAACATAAACGAAAAGACCCCAACACCAAACTTACTTTGGAACAGATCGACGAGATATTGGAACTTCGCCGAAGCAAAATGCAATTGAAGGACATCGCTGCAAAATATAAAATAGCCGTTGAGTACGCGGGGTTTGTATGCCGCCAAGGTAAAGTGTGGACCAACGCCAGACTTACAGAAACCCAGAAACAAGAAATCTTGAATCTTCGCCGGAATAAAATGAAAATGAAAGATATCGCCTTTCGATGCGGCATTCTCATCAGCTACGCAGAAGCCGTCTGCCGTGAGGGCAAAGTGTGGGTAACGAAATGACGTACGATCTGTAATGACGCCCTCCCTCTAGACGCGCGAACACGAGCGGCTGCGGTGGCGCTTGGTTTTCTTCTTCCCTGCACCAATGCTGGGAAACTTACGATGAACCGCCGCGTCGATTTTGGCCTTCTCCGCCGGCGGCTTGTTCGCAGCGCGAGCGAGTGCGTTCCTCCCATGCGAAGCGTCAGGGATCGGAAAGGACCGATCAGGTCCAGCAAACTCCGACTTTGACAAATGATTGCGCTTCTTGGCGGTAAGCTTAGCCATTGAATTCCCCTCCCTAGCGTAGTACTACTTTAACTCCTTTTGCGCAAACGCTTGGCCTGAGACTTCTTTACTGCGGAGTTGGCGCCACGGATCGCACGAGCGTCATCGCCAGTGCGTTCGAGAATGGAGTTGGCCACATCCCGCCATTGGCGCTTGCGTTTTGGGGATTTGGCACGGTGGTTATGACGGGAAACGTCACGCGCAGTCCAAGGCATCGCAGTCAGCCCCGTTTCCGCGACGACCGCTTACCTGATTTCTTCCCGGCCAGTCGCGCTGCCTTTTCGAGAAATCTCTTTGAATGATTTCTTGCCTCGTACTCGGGAGATTCATCTTTTTCAAGCATTCCGCAACCCTGGCTTTTCTTCATCTGCGGCCTCCTGCCCTGGGACGACGGCGCCGGGCGCTTGCGCGATGGCGGGACGCGGAGGAGGATGAGTGCAGAGCGTGCTCGCTGAGAGCGTCCAGGACTGGGGCGCCGTCGCCCCGATGAGATTTCTTCTTGGAAGATTTAGTTGAGCTGCCACCGCTAAGCGCGGTCTTCGCATGACTCAGAGCTTCGTCGGTCGTAGATGCCACGCGGCGAATAGTGCGGCCGGGCTCATCTTTCTTGGTCGACCGCTGGTGATGACGGACCACGTAGCCGTTGTCAGCCGGCTCGATGGTGACCTCCGGCTGATCGGCAGTGGACGGAGCGGCAGGGGAGTCGTCAATCACGGCGGCCAGCCTTTCTCGCCCGACGAATCGATGAGGAGACCCGGTGGGGAGTGCTTACAGCAACTCCCCCTGATTTGCCCGGAGGCCGGGCTGTCGGGTCTCGAAACTCTTTGCGTGGATTCCAGGGAAGAGAAGGATCGAATCGGGCGGGGGAGGTGGTCGAGTACTTCGGTCGCGCGGTATTGGACATCGAATTGGAGACTCCTCGCTCCGCTCAAACGGTTCTATCGGGGATGATAGCCGAGGAAGGAGGCTGAGAGATAGAAGAGGGAATAACACTGGGGATACAACTACTCAACATATTCGACCGACTCAGTCTCTTCTTCCTCTTCCGACTCCTCTTCCTCTTCTTCCTCGTCGGCTGACTGATGGTTTGCATCAATCAAACTACCAACCTCCAACCCAGCCTCCTCCAAAACATCCATGCGCAACCACCTTCCCAAAATCGTCGCCGGCGTTTCCGTCGACTCAGCCTCGGTCTCTTTCGTATATTGCTCCAAATTTGTGATGATCGAAGTGGCTTCCTTCAAATCGATCGCCCCGCCCATGATCAATGTATCCAGGTTTGCCATCAGATCGTGACGAAAAGCCGCGTAAGCGGCCGTCTTTGACTTCTTCCGATTGTTGTTGAACGTCTCGCCGATCTCGCGGAACAAGCGCCGGGCGTCAGAACGCTCGGCCTCAGTGGGAACCAACTTGGACGAAGATACCGAGGTATCCTTGGGAAGCAATTTTGCTAGAGCTTTGGGGAGGACGCCGGCCTTAACCGGCTTCTCTTTCTTCTTTCCACTTCCGGGTGGGCGCCCACGGCGTCGGCCTTCGGCCGCCCCAACTGCGGCGCTTTTGGCCCCACTGGGGCCGCGCCGTCCGCGAACCCGCCCTCCTGCTGGGCCTTCTGCCGCGGCGACGGCTGGCCCGACGGTTGCGGCGCCTCCCCCGGCCGCGAGAACGGCAGCACCCCGTCCCGTAGGGTCGTCTGCGCCCGAAGTAGCCGCTGGTGCCGAGTCTGCCCCTGCTCGCGCTGCCGACTGAGCTGCTCCAACCTCTCGTCGGTCAACACGGTATGGCGCGAATGCGCGGGTTCCGGGGAATCCTGGATCGGCATTGATTGATTTACTGATTCCTGGGACTGGTCGAAAAGTGGCACGGAGATTTCTGGTTCTCGAAAGCCGGTCAGCGTTGTCAGGAACTGCGCGAACACTCTGGCCGCTTCCGGCGTCGGAAAGAAAAGTAACAATTGATTCTCTCGCTGTTCGATCATTGGAGTTCTCACTCTTATCAGTCATGCTCACACCCATTGCAATCTATCCACTTTGTTCTTCTTTTTATTATACACATCCAGTTTCTTCAGATGGTCGTTCCCGGTCGTGATCAAGCATCCCATCCCGGTCACGCTCGGATCTTTCGACCAGGACGGCATCTGGCCACGGGTATTGTCGAAACCGGCAATTTCAAGTTCTTCTTTCGACATCATGACATTCTTAACTCCGCGAGGTTGACACGGAGTTGGATGATTTTGTTCGAGTGCTATCCAGCCAAGAAATCCGGCCATCAAAACGTCATCGTGCCCGACCGCAACATTCCAACGAAAACCCATGTCCAACTTGGATTTTTTCATCTGCTCTACAAATATGCGATCCTTGGGAACGACCCGCTTATTGTGCAGTGCAGTGCGAAAAAGAGCAAACATCATTCGACGATAACGGTCCGAAGTTTCAAATCCGTAGGCCATGCCCTGCTTGGACACATCAGCTTTATCGTCGCGACCTTTCCAACGATATTGAACAGGATAGAACAGCCGATCACGCAGCGTACTCATCAAGATGTATCCCAGGTTGCCGGTCAACTCGATATTCAACATCGCGCCGTTGAAGTAGTAACCCAACGCCGCAACCAAAGGCGACAGTTCTTCTGGAGAGACACGCGACATATACCGAGCAGCAAGATTTCCGGTCTCGGCATTCCAGCAGACCATCGCTGAGTAATCCCCAGGCGCCATCGTAGATTCCTCGCCACGGGCCGTGTCTACTCCAATGAAATAGTGCATCCCTTTTTGCGGAGTCTCATACAGAACTAAAGGACCATCTGTACCTCTTTGAATTTCACCGTGTTTATTACCAGCAGAAAGCACACACCTGCCCTGCCACGGGGGAATCTTTACAACAGCGTTATCCGCGAATTGCATCTCTTCGATAGTGAACGCAGGATTTCCAGTCGCGATAAACGCTTCTTCTGGAGTTCCTGGAAACTCAGCCCTCCACCTTTCAAGGATGCCTTCACATCGAGTGGCCAACGTATCTCGAAACCACGCCACCTGACCTTTAGTGATAACCACTTTCTTGCCGGTCTTCCAGTGCTTGATGTCGTTCATCAAAAACTTTTCATACTCGTCGCGAGGGGCATCCTTGGCGAACTCGTCTGGAAGAGTGTAAAAATCGTCTCCCCACCAAGGAAGAAAAATCGGCAGGAATTCATTCTCTCCCGATAGTGCTCCCTCCCAATACTGGTAGTACGCTTCGCCTGGACCCTCCAATCCATTTGCCGTACTTTCAATCAAACAGATATTGTTGGGATCTGAAGACAGTGTGTTCATCAAACTCGTGAAGACACCCGGCTGGGGATAAAATGCCGCCTCAGTCATGTGCAAAAAAGAAGAAGTCAAGCCGCGCGCACCCTCGACCGTAGCGGCAGTGTGGTGCGTGTAAATAGAATCCGGGCCGTCAGAATGCGGCCATGTGAGGATCATCTTGGTGGGCTTAGGTGCATTTGGGTAAAGATCGCGACAGTCGTTATAGAACCCGCACGCCATCTTAAAATTCTCGGCAGCAACGTTGGCCTTCTGTGCAACGCACCGAGCCAGCGCGCCGGGATGGGCAACACAGTGCGCCTGCCCCAAACCCGTAGAAAGCAGAGAAATTCCAACTCTGCGAGCTTTAAGAAATGAAATATACAGCCTACGTTTTTTCGCAAGATGCGCTTTGGCCATCTCAAAAACTTCTTGCTGCTGGGGACGAAGAATGAAATTAGGAAAGTTTCCAGCATCGCGATCTCTGATCACAAGACGCGAAAAGAATTTTTCAACGTGATTTAGGTCAAGAGGGATGGCAAACTCCTACTTACTCACCAGTTTTATAAAACTCTCCATGCAATTTGCGCGCAGCTTCATCGCGAACTTGTACCGCCTCTTCCATTGTGTCGTATGCCCCTAAGTAAAGCTCCCTGCCCATGTGTGTTAGCCTCACCTGATACCCACCTACGAAAACCCCGTTAATCTTACAACGACGTATGCTCTTAACCCTGGTCACACTGTCCCAACGCACCCCTCTGTTTACCACACTCTGACGGCGAGTCGCAGGGCGAAGATTGCGGTCCCGATTATCAAGTGTTCGACGATTCTTATGGTCAGCGTGTCATTTGTCAGACGAATCCATCGCTGTAAATCTTTCACTCTGTAAGCGCTAACGATAGTCACTAACCCATTAGCCAGTGGAATGTAGCCGAGGTATCCCTTCACCCAGCCTTTGCGAATGTACGAACAACCGCACGATTCGCTTATTCCTTCTTGCAGATACTTGCGACTAACAGGCCGCTCTGTCCCGCATTCGCATTTACATAACTACACCGTGCAACCTTTGGTATATTCGTAAAAAGAAAGCACAGTCCATAAACCAAACTTTTTACCTGTGTAATCTTTGTAGTATGCTTTGCGTGGGGTCATAAGTCGCTCCTTCAAGCGATGAGGTCTTGGCCAGGTGCTCAAACACCGTGACCCCACAAGTATACCTCAT